ACGCCCCCTTCCGTCTCCCCTGCGGCCCGGTGCAGTCAATCGAGTCCGTGAAATACACGGACAGCGATGGTGCAGAGCATACCGTGAGCACTGACCTCTATTACCTCTCGCCCGGTGGTGAACTCTGCCTCGAGCCGTTTGAATCCTGGCCGACAGCACGGCTTCGGGGGCCTGGTGCCATCGAGATCACCTATACCACCGGGTATGAGCCGGTGGTCACGGTCATTCCCGGCGAGGAAGAGGGCGACCCGGACACGGAGGAAACGGACTACGACGCGAACATACCACAGGCGATAAAACAGGCCATGCTGCTGCTGATCGGCGAATGGTACGAGCAGCGGGAAGCGGCCGCCGACACGAAATACGCCATACAGACCATCCCATGGGGTGTGAAACAGTTGCTCGCCCCGTACCGGGAGGCGACGGTATGAGCCGGATCGGCGAACTCAGCGACAAGGTGGACATCAAGCGCGAAAAACGGACTTCAGACGGCATGGGCGGCTGGACGACTACAAAAACCACCCTCTGCTCCCCATGGGCGCGGGTGAAAGTCCCGGCATCCAGTGATGGCGTTGTGGCCGGGGCAGAGACGGAAATCCGCACTCACGTGGTGCGCGTTCGGCAGAATGCCACGACCCTCGGAGTACAAATCAATGACCTCATTACATGGCGGACCTACACGCTCACGGTCCTGACCGCTCGACCTGACGGGCGGGAGTGGATTGACTACGACTGCAAGGTGTATGTGCCGTGATCACGGTGACGGTAAATAATACCGAAGCCCTGATAAAGGACCTGCGAGCCGCCAAGGTGGACGTTCAGGAAGAAGCCAGGGCGGTATTGAAAGAACAGGCAGGGGCCATCCGAAGTGACGCACAAGGACGCTGTCCGGTGGACAAGGGGACCTTAAAGCGGTCGATCAGGGCGACGGTGGCAAAGAAAAAACTTGAGGCTATGGTATCAGCGGGAGGAAAAGTCGGTGGGATTGACGCTTATTACGCTCAATTTGTGGAGTTCGGCACGAAAAAGGCGAAGGCGCAGCCATTTTTATTCCCAGCGGCCCGGGCGCACGATGAGGAAACACAGGAAAAACTGACGGCCGTCATGTACAACGCCATCAAAAAGGGGGCGGGAGGATGAGCCATGTATCAGTAACGCAAGCTATATATACCGCCCTCACCTCCTCGACTCCCCTCATGGCAAAAATAACCGGGGTGTATGACGTTGTTCCCGAGGGCACGGACGGGCCGTATGTTGCCCTCGGGTACCAGCAATCCCTCCGAGGGCGGATTCTCAACGAGACAGAGCGCGTATGGTATTTCGATCTCGACATTTGGAGCGAGTACCAGGGCAGGAAAGAAGTTTTGGAGGTGGCCGACCTGATCAAGGCGGCGCTCCCTCCCGAGTGGTTTTATGAGGAGCTGACGACGCTGAAAGACCCCTCGGGCTGGTACCACGGTGTTCTCACAATCAAAGGATACGACAGGTAGGCCCCTCTCCGGAGGGGCATTTTTTTGAACTTAAGGAGGTAAAGGAATGGGTGCAACAGCATCGAAAGTAAGCGTGCTGAAATTAAACGTTGGTGCAACGCCGACCGCTCTCGGGGAGGTCCGGTCTTTCTCCATCGAGACGGCTCTGGGGACTATTGATGTTTCGACGCTAGCCACTGACTGGAAAAAATACCTGGTAGGGCAGGCGGGATGGAGCGGAAGCCTCGAATGTTTCTACGATCCGACCGACGCGGCCCAGGCCGACCTTGTGAGTAAGGCTAGAGCCGGCACGATCTGTACCATCACCGTACAGCCTCTTGGGGCTGGGACGGGAAAGACTCAGCTCTCCGGCACGTGCTACGTGACCAGCATGTCAATCACCGGAGCCACGGAGGACGCGGTAGGGTGTTCCTTCAGCTTCCAGGGCACGGGAGAACTCGCCCTCGCTGCGGATGCCTCTTAGGAGGTGGGTTGAATGGGAGCTTTAGCGGCAAAAAAGGCGATCATAAAATTTGACATCCTCGGCACGAAAACTGCCGTCGGGGAAGTCAGATCCTTCAGCCTTGAAACCACTCTCGGGACAATTGACGTTTCCACCCTGGCGACAGACTGGAAGAGCTACATCGTCGGTCAGGCCGGGTGGTCCGCGTCGATGGAAATGTTTTACGACCCGGCAGATCCAGGTCAGGAAGAGCTTGTGACAAGGGCGCTCGCCGGGACGCCCTGCGAATTCACCTTCCTGCCCTTCGGGGAGGACGAGGTGTATCTCCTCGATTTGGGGAGCCCCACGGGCGGAACCTTCACCCTGGGAGACGGCGACACCATCACTACCTCCTCGCTGGATCACGACGCAACGCTTTCAGAGATCCAGACAGCCCTTCGCACGGCCTATGACGAGCCCGGTATCTTCCTCGCAGAGGGTACGGGCACCATTATTGTTTCTTTCCCCACAGGCGTGACCGCTGAACTGGCTATTCAATCCTCCCTCACCGGTGGGACGGCAGCCACATGTGTGTTGCAGGATGAGCCCGCCGTATACGTTGGGACGGGGAGCATTACTTCGTGGAGTCCTTCGGGTGCCACAGAAGACGCGGTTGGCGTCTCAATATCCGTCCAGGGTGACGGGGAATTGGAGCTGAATCCTGCATGAGGAAGATAGGGGAACTGAAATACGGTGTGAACGCGATCCGGGCGCTCTTGAAGGAGACCGGAAAGTCACCGGCAGAAATTCTTGAGGGCGGCTTCGATCCGCGGGATATGGAATTCGGCGTTACCCTCGTCTGGGCGGGGATGCTCTGGTCGGACAAGTCCCTCACGGTGGAAAAGGTCGGGGACATGCTCGATGCCGAGGAAGGTCTCTATTTTGAGTCGGTGACCAAGGCTATAAATGCCCTGATGGCCAGCTTTAAGAGGGCCTTCGGGATTAAGGATGAAGTAGAGCCGGAGGCAGAGAAAAAAGGAAAAAACTAAGTGCGGGGGACTGGGGGAAGGCGTGCGAGGAAATGATGCTCGCCGCTCTCGGTCCCCTGCGACTGTCTCACGAAGATCTATGGTTGCTGACATGGGGAGAAGTTGACGACCTGCTCTATGCGTGGAAATACGCGGAATATTTAGAGCTGCAGAAAAGGGCGCAGTCGGCGGCATGGATTATGAACGCTACCGGGAATCTGAAGCATCCGGTCCGGGTGGAGGACCTCTCTGGGTACTGGGTAGATGGACAAGTCCTCTCAAAGAATGATTACCACGAACATCTGAAGTCAAAAATAAAGGCCAGAAAGGGGGAGCAGAATGGCTAAAAAGAAGGTCACTTATGCGTTCGGTGCGGACCTGTCCGAGCTGGAAAAGGGCTGGAAGCGAATAGACTACAAGCTCCGAAAGTTATCGTCCTCATTGCAGAAAACAGGCCGGGCCATGACGACCGCCTTCACCGTCCCCCTTGCGGCCATCGGAGCAGCGGCGACGAAATCCGCGCTGGACGTGGACAAGGCAATGAACGCTATAGCCCGGGGGACCGGTGCGACCGGTGCCGCTCTGAAGGGCTTGCAGACAGAATGGAAATCCCTTGCCGGGTCGGTCAGTCAGAACTTTGAAACGAGCGCTCAGGTATTGGCAGATTATAATACCCGGCTCGGGCTGACCGGGAAGGCTCTGAAGGCTCTCTCAAAACAGGCCCTTGACGCCGGCCGGATGCTCGGCGAAGATGTGAACGCCGTCGTCAAGGAATCGGCCAAGGCCATGCAGGACTGGGGCGTCGATGCTGGCGATATGTCGGCTCATATGGATAAAATATTCATTGCCAGCCAGTCTACCGGCGTCGGAATGGCTGAACTCTCAAGCAATATGTACAAGTACGGCTCCGCCCTCCGGCAGATGGGTTTTTCGACCAATGACACCATCGCCACCCTCGCAAAGTTCAACCGTGAAGGCGTCAATACTGAGCTGGTCATGGGTTCCCTCCGTATCGCCCTCGGCAAGCTGGCGAAGGCCGGCGTCACCGATGCGGCAGAAGGATTCCGGATTCTCACCACTCAGATTAAAGAGGCGAAAAGCCCTACGGAAGCTACCCGGAAGGCCATAGAACTCTTCGGCTCCCGGGCAGGTCCGGACATGGCCGCGGCGATCCGGGAAGGACGTTTTGAAATTGGGGAATTGTCGGCCGCACTCCTGCAATCCCAGGGGGCCATCGAACGGAACAGCGCAGCGACGAAGACCTTCGGCGACCGCTGGCTTGAAACAAAAAATCAGGTCGGAATCGCTATCGCCCCCATCGGGAAACAACTGCTCAATCTCGCAGATAGCGTTATGCCGTCGGTCAAGGCCCAGGCTGAAAAGCTCGGCACGGCGATAGAGAATATGAGCGAGGACAGCAGGAAGGCGATTATCGCCCTTGCGGCAGCCTTTGCCGTGGGCGGACCGTTGCTTATTGCCATATCTGCGACCATTAAGGCATTTTCCACTCTGAGCGGAACTCTGCTTTCCCTTGCAACCGGTCCGGCGGCTCCATTTATCGCTCTTGGCGTTGCGATCGCATTGATAGTTGGTCATTTCAACGATGCCGAAAAGGCTGCCCGGGACTTCAATAATGAGGTTTCGCGGATTGACACGTCAAAGATTAAAGAGCTTCAGTCGATCACAAACGCTGGGATATTCGGAGCGGAAGGACTCAAAGGCTCCATCGCCATAGCAAACGAAGGTCTTAAAAAGCTCTATCCTCCCGTTGCTCCGATCGAAGGTGCGGCTCCCGTTGCTGATGTTCCCGTCGTTTCTCCGGTGGTTTCTCCCGGGGTTCCCGGTGGAACCACCTCGACCGCCGCCGAAATAGAGGCGCTTCTCGCCGCAATGAGCGGAGCAGGAGAAAAAGCCGGAGGCGCTGCGAAGAAGGCAAAGCAGGAGTTCAGCGACCTCGCCGTCACGCTATCGAAAGCGCTCGGGATATCGGCAGCGGAAGCGGAGAAGCGCATCGAGGCGTCAAAGGCTATCGGCGAACGTACCGCGAACGAGATCAAAGCATTGAAAGAGCGCAACGCCGCGATGGAAGAGTCAAAAAACATCGCCGCCGAACTCAATCAAACCTTCGCCTCGGAGGACGCGGCACGATCTCTGGAAGCCCTGAGAATGCAACTCTATATCGGCAACATCGGTTTGGAGCAGTATCGGGAAGCCCTCACGAAAATCAGGGAGCAGTTCTCTATGTTCCCCGGAGCGGTCGAGCAGATCGACTCCGCGATGAAGGCACTCGATAACTCTATACAGGCCAGCACGAGGACACTGGGGAGTTTTGTCCGAGAGGCTGAAACAGCCCTCAGGGAAAAATTAATTGAGGTACCTGACCTAATTTCTAGTGCGTTCGCCGGGGCCATAGCGTATGGTGAAGACCTTGGCGATACTATGCGGAGATTAGCGCAGGACATCGCATATGCTGTAATCAA